TTGGTGACGCGAAATCCTTGCAGACTGGCAGCGACTCCGAGGTCGCCAATCATGCGTGGTTTCTTAAACATCTTCGCCCATTCGTTCTTCTTCATCTTGTAAGTGACGGTCTTCACCCAAAGGTGATTGCCAATCCACCCGTTGTTGACGAGCTCCTCAAAAGCTTGGATTCGAAGGAGTCGTTTGGCGTGCGGGTCGGCGTGAAAGCGCTCGGCCTGATTGACACTGTTGGTATACTCAGCGAAGTGCGGAGCAAACTTGAGCGTCATCTTGGCGAGAACTTGTTTGTGGTGGTGTATGAATCGGATCTGACTCACGTTTAGTATTTTGTCCTCTTCAGGTGACACGCGAATGCCGGTTAGCCGTCTCATGGCCATAGAGACGTTGTGGTTAGACTCGCGGTAGATCTTTGCGTTTGTGGGTACGTAGCCAGCGAAGCCGCAGGTTCTGTAGGTGGAATCAGCTCGGATGTCCCCTTTGTACCGTTTGGTTAAGGGTTCACCGCCGAACTTAATCTCGCCGTTGACAAAGAATTTGTGGCCTTTTTGGCATATGAACGCGTTGTTGTAGACGAAGGGTGTTAACGTCTCTTCCTCACAGGTTTCGGTCCCGCTGAGATGGGGGGAGCCTTGTGCCGTGCCTTCCGCGGCCGCCCCCCCGTCCGAAAAATCAGCTCGCCGACGTTGCCGGCTGGTGCACTGAGTACTCGGTGGATTGATCGGATGACCACCTGATTCGAGATGGCACCCTCAGTGGAGATGAGGAGCTGGGGGTCAAGGTACACGCCACTGTGCTTGGTCATGTAATTCTTCATCCAGGATGAGATCATGGACTGCACAGATGCAGAGATCTTGTGTTCCTGAGTGATGGCTGACACGTTGTATAGCTCTGGGTCCGTAAGAGCGTCCTTGAACATCTGGGAGTAGACACGCAGATCGATGCACACAGGAAGGAGTTCCTGCAAAAAGATCTTGTGCGCCTTGGTGGGCGAGCTCGTCCATCCTGGTGCCTGTGCAGCTCTCCAGCACGCTTTGACCTCCTTGCGCGTCGCGTGGCGTAGCTCCATGTTGCCGTTGATCGCGGTATCGCATTCACCGTTGACAGTGGTGGTGAGGTCAGCTCGAACCCCAGGCAGCTTGCCGATCCCATTGATCACACTGCGCTTGAACTTCTTCCACATGCTTG